GGGAAAATCTGTAATGAAAGCAGCAGATGTAGCTTCTGCAAGGACTGCTATTGGTGCAGGTACGAGCAATCTTGCCCTTGGTACAACTTCAACTACTGCAAAAGCTGGCAATTATGTGCCAGGATGGGCAGAAGTAACAGGTAAGCCTACTACATTTACCCCTTCTGCTCATACACATACAGCTTCTCAGATTACTGATTTTGCTACTGCTGTAAGTTCTAATAGCACAGTTACAGGAAAATTAACTGCTACACAAATGGTTAATCTTGATCCTGCTACAGCAACTACAACAGATATTATTAATGCTCTGATTGCTGCTGGAATTATGGCAGGAGCTTAATGAAACCATTCTTTTATTATTATCCTCTCTCTTCTCTCTTCTTTGCATCAATCCTTAAAATTCATGATAGGGTTAGCGATCTGAATATGATCGTTGATCCAATTGATGGTTTTTGAGAACATTAAACACATTTTTATAAAATATAATATTAAACAGTTGAATTAAAGGAAGTGATTTTTATTGTAGTACATAAAAAAATATGTTCCAAATGTGGGAAAGAAAAAAATTCCACGACTGGATTTTATAAAATATTTAGTTGGGCATACGCAGATGAGCGTATGCCTTTTTGTAAGGAATGTATTGATGAAAAATTGGCAATTTCAGACACAACCGATTTTATGGATGATAATTTTATCCATAATTTCCAATCAATACTTCTTGATCTCAATAAACCTTTTATATACGACTGGTATATTGCCAGTATTGAAGAAGTAGATAGAAAATCGAGTAAGTCTAATCGCAGTGTATTTTTTGGAGTGTACAATAAAAAACTTCAATTAATCGAACGAAAAAAGGGATACTCTCTTACTTGGCTTGATAGTGAATTTTCTCCAACAGAAGAAAGTCTTGATGATAAAAAAGTAAACACTAATGTAGTAATCACTAATGTCCTTCATGATCGAGAACGTCTTGTGCATTTTTGGGGTAAGGGATTATCAGATGAGGCTTACGAATGGTTAGACACTGAATATACTGATTACGCTTCTAGGTACGATGTAGATACCAAAACATTGGAAAATACTATAAAGGAGCTGTGTTTAACTCAGTGGGATATACGTAAAGCCCGTGAAGCAAACAGTCCTGTAGATAAACTTGAAAAGACTTTTCAAGATCTAATGGGGACTGCCAATCTTAAACCAGTTCAGGAAACTGGCGCAAATTCAATTGAGCAAGAAACATTTGGTACACTAATAAAAAAATATGAAAATGAAAAACCAATTCCTGATCCATTGCCTGAGTGGGCAGATGTAGATGGAATAAGAAGTAAAATAACGACATGGTTTACTGGTCACATGAGTAAAATGTTAGGAATGAATAATGAATTAACAACAGAATATGACAAAGAAATGAAAAAATATTCAGTGGAACGACTTGATCCATCAGATGATCAGGATGATGCGCTATGAGTAATGTAAGTATGGGACAAAAATTTCAAGTTAATAGAAATAAGGCTCATAAGGGAAATAATATATTTGAAAAAACTAGGAACTATTCTAAAAAACAATCTAAATCTGAAAAATTAATGAATGGAATAGGAATTTGGACTAGTTTTTATAGAGCGAATCCACATAGATTTGTTCAAGAGTATCTGGGTATTCATCTGAAATGGTTTCAAGTTATTATTTTTTACATGATGAATTATTGTTATTATTTTATGTATTTAGCAGCTCGTGGCCAAGGTAAAACATATATTACTGCTATATATACTTGTGTTAGATGTATTTTGTATCCTGGAACAAAAGTAATTGTAGCATCTGGAACAAAAGGGCAAGCTCTTGAAGTTATATCAAAAATAACTGATTTAAAACATGATTCGCCAAATTTAGCGAGAGAAATCAGTGATATACGTGATGGAGCCAACGACCCTCGTGTAGAATTTCATAATGGTAGTTGGATTAGAGTTGTTGCGGCAAATAGTAATGCTCGATCAAAAAGAGCTAATTTGTTAATAATAGATGAATTTCGTATGGTTGATTTAGATATTATTAATAACGTTCTTCGTAAATTTCTTACTGCTCCTCGTCAACCTCGCTATCTCCAAAATACTAAATATGAACATTTGAAAGAAAGAAATAAAGAAATATATCTATCAAGTTGCTGGTATAAAATGCATTGGTCTTACCAAAGATTTTTAGCTTATGTTAAAGCTATGATGAATGGTAAAAATTATTTTGTATGTGGTCTTCCCTATCAATTATCTATTTCTACTGGATTATTAATGAAAGAGCAAATTCAAGATGAAATGACTGAATCTGATTTTGATGAAGTTGGTTTCAGTATGGAAAATGGTTGTCTATGGTGGGGTGAATCAGAAAAAGCATATTTTAAATTCGAATATCTAGAAAAAAATAGAGTTCTTTTCCGCCCATTGTATCCTAAACCGATGTATGATTTAATTCGCTCATCTAATTTCAAGCAAGAAAAGAAAAAAGATGGAGAATTAAGACTACTCTCATGTGATATAGCTCTTATGCAGGGGAAAAATAACGATGCTAGTATTTATACATTATATAGATTAATTCCTACTAAATATGGTTATGACAGATATATATCAACAATGGAATCACTTGAAGGTGTAACAACAGACAAGCAAGCGTTAAAAATAAAACAATTATTTTATGATTATGATTGTGATTATGTCGATATAGATACAAACGGTTCTGGAATCGGTGTTTATGATCAGTTAATTATTCCTATTTCTGATCCAGAACGAGGTGTAGAATATGATCCTTGGACTTGTATAAATGATCAAGACATGGCAGATAGATGTGACTACCCTAATGCACAAAAGATTATTTATAGTATTAAAGCTAATAATCAATTAAATAGTATTATAGCTATGAGTTTTAAAGATAATTTGTTCAGAAAGAAAATTAAATTATTAGTTAATGAAACTGATGGGAAAGAGAGTTTAAAATCTATTAAAGGATTTGATAAACTCCCACTCGAAGAACAGGTTAAATTTACAATGCCATTTTTACAGACAACTTTTTTTGTAAATGAAACTATAAATCTTGAAAATGTTGATGAAACTGGTACAGGAGTTAAATTAAAAGAACCTGCGGGGAAACGTAAAGACCGTTATAGTAGTGCTTCTTACGGAAATTATATAGCAAATATTTTAGAGAAAAAATTCATAAAACCTAAAGGATCTTCCCTAAACATTGATTCTCTCTTTCAATTTAAGCAACCAAAAACTATATAGCAGGAGGTGAAATATTTGCCTGAACAAAATACCAAAGATACAGTATCATCGAATAAAGAAGACCAAAAAGTATTAATTACCTTTTCTCAACTTCAAAAATTAATAGTCAATGATCTTAATAACCAAGCAAATAACTGGGACAGAGATAGTGTTATATTCGCTTGTTACTCAAAAGATCAAATAATTAATTTTCTTAAACAACCGTATAAACATGATAAAGATCTTCGTAATCTTTCTCGATTCCTTTATGTTAATTCCCCTCATTTCCGTCAACTTATTCTATATTTCTCAAATATGCTTACTTTTGATTATTATATTGAACCATACGGAATTGTTGATACTGTTAAAGTTAAAGCAACAACATTTAAAGCACAATATCAAGATTTATTAAATATGCTTGATATTCTTAACTTAAAACATGAAATGGTTAAGATAATGAGAATTGTTATGCGTGAAGATGTATTTTATGGATATGAAATGCAGACTGATGATTCTTATTACATAATGAAAATTGATCCCAGTCTATGTGCTGTAAGTAGTATTGAAGATGGTGTTAGAAACTTTTCATTTGATTTTTCTTTCTTTGATAGGAATACAAAATATCTTGAAAAGTATCCTAAAGAATTCCAAACAAAATATAAATTGTATCTTACCGATAAGACTGGCAAACGCTGGCAGGAATTGAATTCCGATAATACACTTTGTTTTAAGTTTAATGAGGATTTAGATTATAATCTTCCCCCTTTTGCCCAAGTTATTGAATCAATATTTGATTTAAATGATGCTCGATTAAGGGAAAAACTCAGTCATAAAATGTCTAACTATAAATTGTTAGTGCAACGCATTCCTATGAGTACAGCCGATCCTGATAAACCATTATTAAATTTTGATGATGCTATTAAATTCTACAATAAAACAATTCAAGCTCTCCCAGATGAAATTGGATTAGCATTATCTCCTATGGATATTGTGCCGATTGATTTAGATAGAAAAAATGGCAGTGGAAATACGACAGCTTCAATAGCAGAGCAATCACAAAAGAATTTTTATAGTGATGCAGGTGTAAGTCAATTTCTATTCAGTAATGATAATGCTACATCTACAGGAGTTTCTAGTTCTATTGGTGTTGATGAACAAATGATGTTTTCATTCTTACGACAAGTTGAACGATGGCTCAATAGAAAAATTAAAAAGTTTAGCAAAACTTATAAATTTAGAAGTAGATTCTTAGATATGACACACAATAATGCTTCCGATGTTCAAAAATCTTATCTTGATGCTGCTCAATATGGTCTTCCTGTATCCCCTCTTGCTGCCTCGTATGGTTATTCCCCATCCTCATTTGTTAATACTCTTTATCTTGAAAATGATGTATTAGGATTAAAAGATAAGCTTGTTCCTCTTCAATCTAGTCATACTCAATCTGCTAATAACTCAGGTGGTAGACCTGCAACAGATCCTAATAATTTGACACCATCTGGGCAAAAGACAAAAGAAAAAGATGGGAACATTAGAAACAATTAAATAAACATAGCCCATTAAAGGTGGTGAGATAATGATTTGAAAAAAACGATTCGCTTTAATATCAATGTAGAAAACATTGAAAAGGTTAATCCTTTATTTAGCAAAGCTAAAATTAATGTTTTATATACGGGATTAAACAGAAACAATACATATTTTAGTCAAGAATCTGTTGATAATGCCCTTCCTTCTATTTACAACATTCCCATCATTGGTGAATATCTGGAGCAACAAGATAATTTTGGTGGTCATGGTGGCAAACTTGAGATTTCTGATCAAGGAATTAAATATATTCAAACCACTCAGCCTTATGGAGTAGTTCCAGAGAGTGCTGAAATTTCATGGGAAGAAATCACTGAAAATGATGGCACGAAACATAATTATTTAGTTATTGATGGTGCTTATTTATGGACAGGCAGATATCCAGATGAACTTGGCGATTTATTAAATCAACCTTATGGACAGAGCATGGAAGTTGAAGTCAATGATGGAGAGTTTGAAGAAATTGATGGTGTAAAAACATTCAATATTAAAGATTTCACATTTTCTGCTCTATGTATTCTGGGTGTTGATAAAAATGGCGAAGGTGAAGTTGAACCATGTTTTGAAAGTGCAGATATTACAGCTTACTCGCTAAATAAAGATGATTTCAAGAAGCAATTTGCACAAATGCTTGATGAACTTCATTACTCACTAAATAAGCAAGAAAGTTTTAATAAAGGAGGTTCTAAAGTTTTGGATGAAAAACTTGAGTTACTAAAAAATTATTCATTAACGCAAGAAGAATTCGAAAAAGATAATAAAAGGCTTGAAGAGTTTTCTTTAGAAGAATTGACCACTGAACTAGAAAACATTAAAACTTCTAAAGATACTAATGAGTTTGCTCTAACGGGAGAACAATTTACCACTGAATTACAAAATGTTCTTTCAGTAGAAAAGATTAGTGACGACTGGGGCTATCAATATAACCGTTATCGTTATGTTGATTATGATCCTGAAGCAAGTGAAGTATTTGCCATTGATCGGGGAGATGATTGTAAATTATATGGTTTTGCTTATACCGTAAACGGTGATGCAATTGCTATTGATTTCAATACAAAAGCACGTAAAAAAGTACAATTCGTTGATTTTGAGGGGAATGATGGGACAGCTATTGATGAAATTTTAGTCCCTGCTGAAGATATTACTTATGCGGTAAAAGTTGCTGAAAAGAAAGCTTCAGATAAGTATGAAGCTGATATTAAAGCAGAACAAGAGAAATTTTCTAAAGTGGAAACGGAACTTGAATCACTAAAAGAATTTAAACAAAAGAAAATTGAAACAGAAAGAAAATCCGCAGAAGATACTCTTTTTGCCAAATTCGAATCTGAATTGAGTAAAGAAGAAATTGATTCTATTAAAGCTGATGCTCAAAAATTTAGTATCGAAGATTTGGAATTAAAATTGTTTGCTCTTGTAGGTAAGAACAAAGCTAAATTTAGTAAATCTACTAACAAGAATGAAACTGTAAAAGTAACGGTTGATCCTATTATTGAGGACGAACCAAAACTTTATGGTGGACTTTTTGAAAAATATAACAAAAAATAATTTATTTAAATAAAACGGAGGTTTTAATTTTATGTCTAGTATCGTTCGTTTGGACTCTGTAAAATCTGTTTACGGTGGTCATATTTATTCTGTACAAGCAACAAATGACCTTCAGAATGGTCAAGTTGGTGTTGTTGGTAATCTTCTATCTGGTGAACGTGAAGTTCGTGCTTTGAATCAACCGTCTGCGGTAGCAACAGATAAGGCAGTTCTTGTTGCTGCTCCTGAAATTATTTATGATGAATCTTCTATGGCAAAACAGAATTTGAAGAACTTCTCGATTCCTGCTAATACTGCAACTCGTGCCTATGAACTTCAGGAAGATGATGTTTTCTCTGTATCTGATGATGCGATTACTGCTCTCGCTTCTGAACCCGTAGTTGGTAATAGTGTCGTTTTGGCTAATGCTTCTAATAAACTAGCTGAAGCCACAGATGTAACGGGTCATCGTTTTGTTGGTCATATTGAAGCGATTGAAACTATTGGTACATCAACTGTAACTGGTGCTCCTGGTCTTATCGCTGGTGGAGTTAGCAATCTAGTAGTCATTCGTGTATTGGCTAACTAAAATAATATTAAATATTAAATAACTTACATATAAAGGAGATTAATTATCTTATGGATTTTAATGAAATGAGCAATCTTGTAAAGATTGGTGTAGATTTATACAAAGGCAGCGTAACTAAATTTTCTGCTACAGATGCAAACAAAGTTCTTCGTGAAGCATTTATTGACATTATGGGTACGGACAAACCTGACTATCGTCAGTTCCGCCGTCATAAAGTAGAAGCTTTTGAAATTATTGAAGATATTCTTGCCCAGACCATTACTGATGGTTTCGCAACTCCGTTCTTCAATCAATTTGTAGATTATCGTGATCTTAATCTTGGTGATGAAAATGAATTCTATGTAGAAGATCGCAGTGTTCTATCTGTTGCTCGTGTATCAGGCGATCATTGGGATATTCGCCGTCAGAAATTGAATACTGGTGATTCATTTACAGTTACAACTGAACCATTTGCTGCTGCTGTTTATGCTGATTTCCTTCGTTTTCTTGCTGGACGTATTGATTGGACAGTCCTTGTTAATAAAATTTCTCAGGCTTTCCAACAGGATATTCAGAACCGTATTTATACGAACTTCATTAATACGATTGACTATCTTCCTGCTCAATTTAAAGCAACAAGTACATTCAATGAAGCAGATGCTTTAGCAATTGCTGCACATGTACAAGCATCTAACCAAAACTCTGATGTTATCGTTGCAGGTACGAAAACTGCATTGGCTAAATTTACTGGTGTTGAAACTCTTAGTGAAAATATGAAGAATCAGATTAATCAAGATGGTATTCTTCAAACGTGGAAAGGCTATAGTCTTCTACCAATTAAACAATCACATGTACCAAATACATTCAATTTTCAAATCGCTGATGATAGATTATTCTTTATGCCAGCAGACGCAAAACCAATCAAAGTCGTTCATGAAGGCACTCCGCTTATTAAAGAAGTATCTGATGGGCTTACAAATAAAGATATGTCGATGGAATACAAATTCATTGATCGTTATGGTGTAACAACCGTATTCAATGCATTCTATGGTCAGTATCATTTCGCATAATTAAATAATATTAAACATGAATAAGAGGAGTGTTTTTAATTGCCAGAAACAAAGAAACAAACTGAAGAAACAGTTGAAGTTGAAAAGAAGAAAACTATTCCAAAAACAATTTCTAAAAGACCAACATCAAGACGTAAAAAACAAATTGATTTGGATAGAGAAATATTATGTAAAAGTGTTGTTTCAGGTTCTCTTAAATATATTTCAAAAAAGAATGGTATGGAAGTAGTTTGGGCTAATTATGGTGATGAACAATATGTTGATGCAACCGAACTTGTTGCTATGAAAGCATCGCAGCCCAAATTTATTACGGAACCTTGGCTTTATATTGATGATGAAGAACTTGTTGAGCACTTGGGACTAAAGCAACTTTACGAAAAAGTAAATAAAAGCATAAATGTTGATGAATTATTTAATAAATCGGCTAAAGAGGTCAAACAAGTTGTTATTGGTCTTCCACGCAGTCTACAAGAAACAATAGCAGATAAAGCTAGAGAATACATTAAAGAAGGAAAATTAAATAATCTTCAGGTTGTTCGTACTCTTGAAAAAGAACTAAATACAGAACTAATCGATGAGGAATAAGAGGTGTTGATAAATGGCAACGCCATATTCTGACATTTATAGTCGGTTTCTTCAAAAAATATCAGATTATACATTTTTATCTATGTCTCAGACTGATATTGAAGCAAATTTAAGTGGTTATCTTTTATCTGCTATTTCCAGTTTTAAACGATGTAAACAAGATTTAACTCAACGTAATCAAGATTCAGCCACATTTACTATTACTCTTTCTGATGAAGAAATTGAAATATTGAGTGTGTTGATGGTTGTTGAATATTTATCACCAAAATTAGTTACCGCGGAATTATTGAAGCAAAATTTAAGTGGTAAAGATTATACAATTTACTCTCAAGCAAATCATATTAATGCGATTAAAGCATTACGTGATGGATATAGTAGTGAAGCTGAACGTAAAATTATTCGTTATACATATGATAATGCTGATTTTTCTAAGCTGGATAGCTTATGAGTTATATTGATACATACAAAAATCGTTTAAACGCTTATGGCAGTTCAATAAAAGATATTTATATAAATTCCACAATCGAGACAGTTGATAATGTGTTTTCAGATAATCCTTCTTATCAACAAGTTTCAATTAACAATATTCAAGTTGATACTATTATCACTAAAGAAGATACTTCTGATAAAAAGATACTTTTATTTCGTCCAGGAGTAAGTTATGGGAAAGGAACAGTTGTTACAATTAGTTCTAATTCATATCTTATGACTGATTTTCAAGATGACCCTATCTATCCTACTGCTATAATTCAACTCTGTAATAACACTCTCAACATTTATCATGATGAAACTGTAATTTCTGATTATGATTCTACTGGTAATCCCATCTATTCTACGGAACCTGTTCCTGTCCTCTACTTCTCTATTCCCTGCATTGTTCAAGAAATGGCTGATTTGTATAATTCTGCGATTAGTCAATCGATCTCGTATGCAAATACAGATGTTGCTCTCAAAGTGCAGAATCGTACATCATTAGCAACTGACCTTACAAATCAAACTTTTCAGATGTTTGAAAATACCTATCATATTTATGGATTTCAGCGTCATGAAACTTTTAATAATGATCGAGGTTTATTAATTGTGCTTGCCCATAATATCGCTTCGGAATCTGGTGGTAGTACATGAGCAAACATTTTATGAGACAGTTTAAACTTGTTGATGAAAAAGATTATGCAATTGTATTGATTAATCAAATATAC